CTCCAGGGACGGGGTCACATAGTCCCGGTCGATAGCCCGGAAGGCCTCCGGGCTTTGTTCCAGCAGCAGCTGAAGCGCCGCCGGCGTCAGGTCCAGCGGTTCGCCCGCCTCGTCCCCCACCCCTTCCCAGGCCAGGGCGGCGTAGCGCGCCACCCCCATGGTGAAGGCGACGACGCCCACATCGGCCGAGTGTCCTGCCGCCACGGCGGCCGAGGCCGCCGCCTGGCCGGCCGCCAGCTCCGGCGTGGACCAGGGGCGTAGCTGGACCCGAACGCCGGGGACGATATCGATCCAGACAGGTTCGGGGGCGGCGGTGAGCTTGATCATGGTGATCCTCGAACAGCGCGCGCGGCGCGCGCATGCGAAAACCCGCCACCCGATCTGGGCGGCGGGTCATGGGGCTTAGGCGTAGCTGGCGACGTCGTTTTCCAGCACCACGGTCAACAGTCGCTGCAGGGCGGGGTCCTCCGAGGCCTGATAGTCGAACGACGCCTGGATGCCCCCCGGGCCGGTGATCGGCGTCTTGGGCCGGGGCAGGTGCGCCCGGTGATAGGTGAAGTTCAGGCGGCCCTTGGTCCCGATCTTCCAGCCGAACACCAGCTCCACCGGCACCCCATTGGACGCCAGGTCATGCAGGACCCGGTCGCGGAAGCGCGTGACCAGGTTGCCGGTCCCCGACATCATGCCCGGATCGGCCCCGGCGATCCGGCCGTCCTCCCGGATGACCTCGACCTTGTCCAGGCCGTTGGAGAAGGCGAGGTTCGCGCTGACCACCTCCGCCAGTGGCGCCCCGTCCCGATAGATGGCGCCGGTGAACTGGCTGAAACGCTCCAGGGGGATGTCGGCCGGAGAGTCTGTCGCCGTGGTCGTCGTCGGGTCCCGCTCGCCCTGAGCGATCAGACCCAGGGTGGCGTTCAGGTGGCCCGAGCGCTGCAGGGCGATGGCCAGGGTGTTGGCCATGACCCCATAGTTCATCGCGAAGGTCGGAACATCCGGATGGCCGATCTCGATCGCCGCATCCGGCAGGGTAAGCGCGCCCGACACGAATGTGTGCCGATACCGCCCCGTGTCCGCGCCGCCCGCCAGGGTCGCGGCCGAAACCGTGGCGTTGGAGTCCGGTGAGGAGCCCGCGGCCAGGGTGAAGGCGTTGCCGGCCGCGCCGGGCGTGTCGTGCGTCACCAGGATGGCGGTCAGGTCGAGGTTCGCCAGATAGCTCGCCGCAGCGACGTCGCTGTCGGCGCTGGCGTTCAGCGCCCGGACGGCGTTCTGGACGGTCGCGGCCAGGTTGGCGCCGATCTCGATATCGGTCCCACTGGCCGGCGTGGCCGTGAAGGTGAAGGCCGTCCCATCGATCGTGATCGTGCTGTCCTCCGCCGGCTGGGCGGCGAAGGTCAGGCTCCCGGTCGCGGAAATGCCGGCGGCCGTGGTCGGTGCGCCGAACAGCAGTTTGAGCCAGTAGCCGAAGGCCCGCAGGTCCACCGGGACCTGGGCCGTACCTTCATTGTTGATCACGTCCTGGCCGGGCGTCTGCGGCTCACGGCCATTGCCCAGTACGTCGCTTTCGATCAGCCCCTGGGCGTCCCCCAGGTCGCTGGTGACGAAGGGCAGCTTATGGAAGCCGGACGCCGGCACGGCGCCGTAGCTGCCGGCATAGGCGAGGGCGAGAATGGCGTTGGAGCCCCTGGCTCGGGCCATGGCGGTATCCTTCTTTCAGCGTGGGAGAAGCCCGGAGGGGGCGGGACGTCGCGGGGGTCAGCCCAGCGGGTTCGACGTGGTGTAGACGCAGGTCAGGTTGAGCTGCGCCCAGCGCACCGGCTCGACGCCAGGCGCTTCGATGTCTTCCGGGGCGGGCGCCGACGCCTCCACCCACTCGCAAAGCCCACCGAGCGTTCGGTCCAGCTCCACGGCCGCGCCGATGGCCGTGAACATCTCATCCAGGACCTGCTCGCGGGTCTTGCTGGCGGTCTCATAGGCCGCCACGTCCAGCTCAACCGGATGCTCATAGGTGTAGCGCAGCGGCGAGAGCGTCACCTCGGGCTCCCCGGGATCACCGTCATGCAGCACGACCGTGCCGCCCGCCCCGATCCGCTGCGGCTTGTTACCGTTGCGGCTCACATCGGCGAAGGGCAGCGCTGCGGCCACCAGCGCCTTGGCGGCCTCCAGGACCTGCTCACGATGACTGGGCATCAACGTCCCCTCAGCGGGGCCGTGCGATCGGGCAGCAGCAGCCAGTGGCGGTCCAGCAGGCTCGGCCAACGGCCCTGGGCGGCGTTCGCCAGGGCGTTGAGATCGAGGCGCTTGCGAACCTTCACCTGGCGAACCAGGGTGAACATCAGCACCAGCTTGCTGACCCTGCGACGCGCGGCTCGGCCTCGGGTCAGGGGTCGAAAACCCCTGCGGTTGTTGGAGGGCGTCGCCTCGACGAATGCCAGAAGATTGCCATTCCGGCTGGGCCTGATGATCAGGTCCTGGTTGAACGCCACCTCCACATCCAGGGGCGTCATCCGCTTGCCGCGGCGCTTCATGGGGACATTCTTGGTCGGGATGGCCAGATAGAAGCGGCCGTCCGTGGGCAGGATGCGGGGGCCGCGGTCATAGGCGTCCACCAGCTTGGGCGCCTTGGTCCACACCCAGGTCGCGGGCTCCAGGCTCATGGCCGCCTTGGGAAAGGTTACGCCTCGCACGGTCTTGGCCAACCGGACCCCGAGGCCGGCGGCGACGATCACGTCGCGCCAGTCCTGCTTCAGGCGCTCGGTGCCCTCCCGCATGGCGCCGGTGATCGCCACCTCGATGTCGGCCTCCGTGCCCTTCATCAGGGCGGCCATGTCGGTCATCGCCACGCGGTTGCGCATGGATCAGCTCCTCACCGGGGCGTATTCGCACACCCACTCGCCGCCGGCCTTGGCCTGGCGCGGATCTGCGATGATCTTGACCGTCTCGCCGGTCTCCAGCGCCACACGGTCGCCCCGGGCCGGGGCCGCCAGCTCCAGGCGGCGAACCCGGATGACGTCCTGCCAGACCAGGGCCGAGCTGGCGCCCATCGGGGCGTCCACCTCTTCGCCGCGGCGGCGGATGGTCACCGCGATGGGCGTCCCGCCGGCGGCAGGAGTCCAGAGAGCGGCCTCGCCATACGACACGTACAGCGAGGCCAGCAGTCGCGCCCGGCGCGCTTGCAGGGCGCTCACGGTTTCAGCCGAACTCAGGAACGGTGTGGCCCTTGGGCAAGGCCTTAACCTCCTCGGGCGAGGCCTTGCGCGCCCGACCGGCCGCCCGCAGCGCCTCGGCCTGGTCCTCCGTCGCGCTCAGGATCGCTCCCGGCGCAAAGGTGGGGTGACCGGCGGCGGCCCAGACGATGTGGGTGCGGCGAGTGGAGCGCCCTGCGGCTTGGGCCTGGGCCTGGGCCTGGGGCTCGGCCGCCTTGGGCGTCTGGGGGTCGCCCGGCTTGGCGGGGTCAGAGGCGGCCGGGTCGGACGCGGGCGGCTGAACCGCCGGATTGGAACCGGCGCCCGTCTCCGGGGCGGAGGTGGCGAGGGCGGACAGGGCCGCCAGCGCGAAAGAGGCATAGAGGCGCATGGCGCTACTCCTTAGGTCGTTGAGGGGAAGGGTCCTTGGGGGCCGACCGGCGGCCTAGGCGACGACGCCGTCCAGGCGCAGCCGGCCGGTCGTCGCGGCGGTCGCCTTGACCTCCACCGCCACGCCCACGCGGGTGTTGTCCGTGGAGGTCTTGGTCAGCCGCTTGTTGGTGTTGTCCCAATAGACGACGTCGCCCACCCCCCAGGCCTGGCCGGAGCCGGCGCCTTCAGCGGCGTGATCGAAACAGCCCTCGGTGTCGATCGGCGTGATGTCGCCGGCGATCACGGTCAGCAGGGCGATGCCGAACAGCTTGCCGATCAGTACGCCGACGCCGGAAGTGCAGCCGCCCGACGGGGCGGTGATGTCGATGAGCTTTCCGCTCGAAATCTTGGTCTTCACGGGCTTGGTCCTTGTGCCGGAAGAGCCCCGCGCCATCGCAGGGCGGAAACGCAACGGGCCGCCCGAAGGCGGCCCGTTGCGAGGCTTGTGCTGGTGCTGGAGGCTTAGGAGTCGCCGGGGTTCTTGAAGACGCCCCGGTGATCGATCGCCTTGGTGGCGAAGTCGGTGCGGGCCTTGTACTCGATCCCGTCGACTTCGAAGCCCAGACGCTCTTCCAGATAGACCCCTTCGTCGCCTTCCAGATAGCAGTACTCGAAGGTGTCGATCTGGGCGTAGTCGGCCGCCATGAACCACGGCTGCGGGGTGGCCTTGAGGCGGGCCTCCACGATCAGGTTCAGCTTGTTGGCGAAGACGTTGACCCCGCTCGTGGCGGTCGCCTGGACGGCCGTCAGCAGCTTCTGGGAAGGCACCGCGTGCTTCCAGCCGACGATCAGG